CGGGCCGTCTCTCCCCGATCGGGCCGGGATGGCTCGAGATGATCAAGATTCGGGCCAAGATCAGCACGAAGTGAAATGATCAAGGCGGGAACGATGGCGGACCTTACGGCGCATGATCGAAAAATGCTCGACGTGGTGGACCAGTGGCACCGTCACGGCGGGTCGATTATCAATGTGATCATCGGCGAGCTCGGTATGCGCCCGGTGCCGTTCTTCCAACGGCTCGCCGCCCTGATCGACACCCCGGAAGCGGCCGCGTACCGGCCGGTGCTGGTGGCGCGGCTGCGCCGCCTGCAGTCCAGGCGGGGACGCGCCGAGGTGATGCGGCGTGGCGCGGCGCAAACCTGATGCGCCGCTGTTCGCACTGCCCGCGGCGCGGCGCGGCCGGGTCGAGCGCTCCGTCGACGACGCGGTGCGGGCCGGCCGCGCGGACAACCGCATCGGTAGCCTCGACGGTGCGCTGGTCGCGCTGGCCCGGGCGCAGGCCCGGGCCGTCGACGTGGCCGAAAACGCACGCGACGTCTGGGCGTTGGCACGCATCGGTGGCGAGCTGCGCGAAACACTGGTCCGGCTGCGGCTCGACCCGACCTCGCGCGGTGTGAACCGTGACTCTCTTGCAGAATTCCTTACCGCACTGGGCCGACCTGCCGCCACCGACCCGGCCAGCCCCGCCGTTGTGGGCTACGAACCCGACCGCGGGCCGGCTGACGTACGGGCCGATGGTCACCCGCCTTATGTCGGCGCTGGGCTGGGCCCCGATGCCGTGGCAGAGCCAAGTCGCAAACGTCGCACTCGAGATCGACCCAGCGACGGGTGAGTGGGCGTACCCGACCGTCGTGATCATCGTGCAACGGCAGGCCGGTAAGACATCACTGATCGACACGACCGGCGTGCACCGGGCGGTGACGGGTCAGGACCGGGGTATCTGGTACACCGCACAGTCCAGACAGGACGCTCGGGACGAGTGGCTCAAACTCGTCAAGCGGATCCGACGCTCGCCGCTGGGCCCGCTGGTGAAGATCCGCGAGAGCAACGGATCCGAGACGATCACCTTCCCCACCGGCAGCGAGTACCGCCCATTCGCACCCAGCGAAGACGCGCTGCACGGCAAGGCAATCGACCTGGCCACCGTCGATGAAGGATGGGCGTTTCCGGAGGAGCGCGGCGACGAGCTGCTGCAGGCGATCGTGCCCACCTTCACCACCGTGCCGGGTCAGCTGTGGATCCCGTCGGCGGCCGGCAACCAGAAGTCGACATGGCTGCAGGGCCTGGCCGACACCGGCCGCATGTTCGTCGAGCAGGACCGGCGCGACACGTTCGCCTATTTCGAGTGGGGGATCCGGCCCGACGTCGACCCGTCCGACCTGGCCGGGGTGGCGCTGGCACACCCCGGCTACGGCTACACGCTGCGGCCGCAGGCCCTGATCAGCGCAGCGGCCATGATGAAACCGGGTGAGTTCGCCCGGGCGTACGGATCCCGGTGGGGTGCCGCCTCGAGCCGGGCCATCCCGACCCCGTTGTGGGAGACCGCCCGGGACACCCCGACCGGACTGCCGCCCGGCCGCGGGGTGTTCGCGCTCGGGTTCGACGTCGGGCTCGACGGTGGCGACGCGGCGGTGTGCCTGGCGTGGCGTGACCCGGCCGGCCGCGCGCACGTCGAGGTGGCCGACGTGGCCGACGGTGCGGCGTGGCTGACCGGCCGCCTGGCCGCGCTGGTCGAAACGCATGGCCCGGTCGCCACCATGTTCGACCGGTTCGGGCCCGCGGTCGCCGCCGCCGACATCCTGACCCGGGCCGGGGTGGCGGTGACCGGGACCAGCACGGATGAGTACCTGACCGCGTGCGCTGGGTTTCTGATCGGGCTGGTGTCCGGCACGGTGAAGATCAGGCCGCACCCGGCCCTCGACGCGGCCGCCGCGGCCGCGGTGAAACGCCCGGTGGGTGACCGCTGGGTGTGGGGCCGGCGCGCCGCGTCGTCGACAATCGCGCCGCTGGTTGCCGCTACTCTCGCCGTATGGGCGTTCGATCATGCGCCGCCGCCGCTGCAACCTTTCCGGGTGATGTGAGGTAGCCGAATGGATAGATCACCGTGACGCGCCGCGGCCGGGCCGCAACCCGCACCGTGCAACGGGCCAGCGCACAGAGTGTGAGCGTGGCCGGCCGGGCGGCCGGCACCGGGTTTAACCGGATCGTGTGGCCTAGCGTCGGCGGGTCCGACGGGCTGCCGCTGGTGTGGGATCCCTGGTCGGCGCTGCAGATTCCCGCGGTCAGCCGGGCCGTACAGATCTATACCGGTTCCCTCAAGCAGGCACCGATGGACATCTATAAGGGTGACCAGCCGTTGCCGCGGCCGCGGATCGTCGACCAGCCCGACCCGAATCAGTCCCGACCGTGGTTCGTGCAATCGCAGGTGGACGACTATTTTCTCAACGGCAACGCAGTCAGCTACATCACCGCGTACGACGCGACCGGCTGGCCATCGGCGGTGGTGTGGATCCCGGCCGCGTGGCTGACCCTGGCCTGCGAGCCCCGCAACTACGGGGTGGTGGCGTACATGATCGACGGTGTAGCGCTCGACCCGGCCCGGGTCACCCACGTCAAACGCAGCTTTGACCGGGCCTGCCCGGCCCGCGGTGTGGGTGTGGTCGAGCAGCACCTGCGCACCCTCGACCGGGTGGCGGGTGAAGAGGCGTACGAAGCGGATGCGCTGCGCAACGGTGCCGTGCCGTCGGTGGCGGTGATCACGCCTAACCCGGGCATCGGTGAGGGTGAGGCCAAGGCGGCCAAGACCGAGTGGCTGGCCAAGTTCGGCGGCAACAAACGCGAGCCGGCCATCCTGCCGGCCGGTACGCAGGTGATCCCGCTCGCCTGGTCACCCGAAGACGCGCAGCTGATCGCGGCCCGCAGCATGTCACTGCTCGACATAGCGAATATCTTCAATCTCGATGGGTACTGGACGGGTGCGCCCGGTGGCTCGATGACGTACCGGTCGCCCGGTGCCATGTATACGAATCTGCTGCGGGTCAGCCTCGAGCCGGTGCTCGCCGATTTCGAGGATGTCTGGTCGAGGGCGTGGATACCCCGCGGGCAGGTCATCAAATTCAACCGCAACCAGCTCACCCGCGACGACATGATGACGACCGTGCAGACGCTGGTGCTCGCCACCGCAGGCGACAAACCATTGATGACGGTCGAGGAAGCGCGCATCTTTCTGCAGCTTCCCCCGGCCCTGCCGCCGACCGCCGCGCCGCCACCCGCACCGGCACCCGAACCGACACCCGAACCGACACCGGCACCGGCCGGGTAAGGAGACACCATGACCCAGCGCATGATCACGGGCGGCCGCCCTAGTAAGCAAATCCTGCGGGCGTCGCTGCAGCTGACCGACGTGGGCACCACCGATTCCTTCTCGATGATGGAGGGCCGGGCCGCACCCTATGGGGAATGGGGTAACCGGGGCTGGTATCTGGAGGCGTTCGCCGACGGGCTGTTCGAGAAGTCGATCAAAGAGGCGTCGGCGGCGCTGCCGTTGCTGATCTTCCACGATGATCTGACGTGGCCGATCGGGTCGGCGGTGAAGTGGACATCGCAGAGTGACGGGCTGTACGGGCAGTGGCGACTCGACGGATCGAGCGAAGCGCAGCGCGCGGCGCAGCTGGCCAAGGATGGCCACATGACCTCGATGTCGGTGGGCTACCAGCCGCAACTGTCCAAGTGGGATTGGTCCGACCTCGAGACGTGGGATCCGGACGACGCGTCCACCCTCGACCGGGTGACCCGGGTCGAGGCCCGGCTGCTCGAGACGTCGCTGGTCCCGCTCCCGTTGCTGGCCGGTGCGCAGGTCACGCTGGTCGCGTCGGGTGAGTCCACCCACCGGCAGCGCCGCCACGCCGACACCCGGCCGAAACTTGCCGCGTGGCAAAGGTTGCGATCAACTCTGTAGTAAGCACATACGCCGCCCGGCCGCCGATGCCGCGCCGGTGCCGCGCCGATCCGTTCACGCGAGCACCACGCGAGACACCACGGAATACGGACACGTCAATGGCTATCCGCATTGATACCTGTCTGTAAACGAGTGGAGGGCTTAGTCGTGGGCAACGCCGTTGTGACGCGCTTGGAGGACCAGCGCACCGAGCAATTCGATTTCATCGATACCCTGCTGGCGCAGGTGGACACCGATGGCGGCCGGGATCTGGTGCCGGCCGAAGAGGCGAATCTCGCGGCCGCGCGGGAACGTATCGCCGCGATCGACCGGCAGCTGGCGCCGCTGCGCGAGTACGAGTCGCTGCGCGCGGCGTCGGCCGATGGTCACCCGATGCGGCCGCGTACCGCACCGGCCGGCGAGCCCCGGCCGCTGGGTGCCGACGGTGGGCCCGCGGTCCCGTGGCAGTCGCCGGGCGCGTTCATCGTGGATCACCTTGCGGCGCGTGGGGTGAAGTGGGCCGGCCGCGGCCCGGACCAGGCGGCGCAGCTGCGGATCGAACGGGCCGCGGTGTCCAACAACATCACGACCGACGTGCCCGGGCTGCTGCCGCAGCCGATCATCGGGCCGGTGGTCGGGGCCCTCGACACGTCGCGTCCGTTCGTCACGTCGATCGGTGCTAAGCCGATGGGCGGTATCCCGGGCGCACAGTTCTCGAGGCCGCGCATCACGCAGCACGTGCTGGTCGGCAAGCAGGCGGCGCAGAAAACGCAGCTTGCCTCGCAGCCGCTGAAGATCACCCCGGTCCCGTTCATCAAAGAGACGTTCGGCGGGACCGTCGACGTCGCGCGGCAGTTCATCGATTGGACCAGCCCGTCGGCATGGGACGCGTTGATCACCGACCTCGCGGCGGTGTACGGCATGCAGACGGAGATCGCGGCCGCCACGGCGTTCGCCACCGCGGTCACCCAGGCCACCGCCGCGGTCGCCACGAACGACCTCGCGGGGTGGACTGCGGCGCTGTACGAAGCGGCCGGTAAGGCGTTCCTGGGCGGCGCCGCGCTGGGCTCGGTTCCGATGGGGCAGATGCCCGACCGGATCTGGGTGTCGCTGGACATGTGGCAGACCCTGGGCGCGATCGTCGACGCCGCACGGATGGCGGTGTTCGCCAACGCGCAGCAGGCCCTGGGCGCCGGTGACCTCGCATCGTTCGCCGGCGACATCCTCAACCTGCCGCGGATCGTGGTGTGGTCGCTGCCGGCACAGACCGTGATCGTGGGCAACTCGACCCAGTTCGAGTTCTACGAAGAGGTGATCGGCCTACTCAGCGCGGTCGAGCCGTCTCTGCTGGGCGTCGAGGTTGCCTACGGCGGGTACGCCGCGTACGCGCCGCTGCTCGCCGACGCGTTCTGCAAGGTCACCCCACCCGCCGTGATCCCGTAACGGGCGGGCCCCACCATGACCCGTGTTGTCGACGCGACCCCGTGCACCGTTGATCTGATGGTGTATGCCGGCGATGATCTGTATCTGCTGGTCCGGGTGATCGACCCGACCACCGGCCAGCCTGCAGATTTGACCGGCTACACCGCAGCGTCACAGATCAGGGTGACCCCGGACGCGTCGGCAACGCTGGCCGAATTCGCCGCCACCATCGACGCCGACGGGGTGCGGCTGCACCTGCTCGCCGCCGACGCCGCCACCCTGACCGGCGCGTCGGTGTGGGATGTTCAGCTGACCAGCCCGGACGGCACGATCACCACCGTCGCCGCGGGCCGGGTGCTCGCCGCACCCGAGGTGACCCGATGACCGGGCCACCGCTATACGTCATCACCACACTCGGCGCGGCGGGTGGGGTGATCGACGTGACCGGCCGGCCGCTGGGTGTGATCAGCGTCGAGCAGTCCGGCGCGGCTGGGCCGACCGGCCCGGCCGGGCCACCCGGACCCCCGGGCCCGGCCGGG